GAAGGCTTGCGCTTGACATCGTACCTATGCAGCGCAGGAGTGCCGACCATTGGCTACGGCGCAACCTACTACCATGACGGCAGCAAGGTGAAGCTCGGGCAGACCATAACCAAGGAGCAAGCGGTGCAGATGCTGAAGGACCACCTTAAGGAGTTTGAGGGCAGCGTGATTGGACTGCTTAACACTACCAAGGTCAACCAAAATCAGTTCGATGCTCTTGTAAGTTTCTGCTATAACCTGGGCGCAGGCAACCTCGCTAAGTCGCAGCTTTTGAGGTTTGTAAAAGCTAACCCAAACGACCCAAAGATTGCAGCTGAGTTCCTTAAGTGGAACAGGGCAGGCGGAGAGGTATCAACCGGACTTGTAAGAAGGCGCAAGAAAGAAGCGCAACTTTATTTTGCAGCAATTGTATAACACATATTTGCTTAGGCATAAGACAGAGCCATTTGTCATGTTGGACGAGATGGACCTTACACTGGAGCAGTTCATTGAGAAGTTAAAATCATCATACGTTTTTAATCACATGTGGGGCAATGACAAGGAAGCAAGTAAGTAAGCCAAGGCAAGTGCTTGATATAATACTCAAGTATTGGAGGCCGACCATTGGCAGCTTAGTGATTCTCAGTTCTGTCTTCGCATTAATCTTTAAGCAGATTACAACAGAAACACTTGCAGCAATTGTGGCCGCAATGGTAGCCGCAGGATACATACCTAAATCGAACAGCAATGGATGACGGCATCGACTCAGTACAAGTGATCACTACCCTCGATGAGGGTTGCGTGGTGGGTATTGGCTGCAAGGTCCATACACATCATCATCGCATCGAGGTTAAGCCTCAAGTGATTTATCAGTCAATGGAGAAATTCACTATCTTTGGCAGGAACTATTGCACTAACCAATGGGGGCAAACATACGAGCTGCCACCAATTGAGCCAATGCCAGAGCCGATATTTATGCAGCAAACCTACGCAAGCGACACCATCCAACCGAGTACATCTGCATTCTTGCTTGCTCCAAAGCCAGAGGCCAAGATTATGATCAAGCCGCGCACTGAGTTCACCGAGTATAAGCCAACTATGGATGCCCCTATCATGGGCATGCTGCTAACATTTACAATCTACCTAACAGCGCAATGGGCATGGAGCTCTATGTCTGCTTGGAATAACCTTTACAGCGAACTCTCGACATGTCTTCGCTCTTCATCTTAGAGAATAGCATTGATCTATTCTATGTGGTAACTGATGAAAGCGGCCTAATTGTGTCAAGCAACGAGCTGTTTAAAAACTACTCAAGCCACATCAAGCCAAGCAAGATTGCGGAGATCATAAGCATCGAAGGTGACAAAGAAGATTTTATCAAGGCAATTCAGTTGGCACGCAAGCATGCACCTGAGCCATCGCGTGTATATGCTCGCACTCGGCTAAAAAATACCATCGATAGGTACAACATCTGGAACTGCTTCGCTATTGAAGACACCTTGCACTTTGTCGGCATTCAATTAGTCGATGTTACCTCCATCAACTCGCATGATTATGAAAGGCAGAAGTTGCTGCTTGAGGAATTTCGATTTATGCTGAGCCATGAGATACGGCAACCACTCACTAACATATCTGGGCTTGTGCAGTTGATGCTCAACCACCCAATCTCAAACAATGAGGAGAAGCGCGATCTACTTAAGATGATTCACACATCGGTTAACAAGCTCGATGATGCCATCAAGGTGCTAATCAAGAAAGCAGCTCGCGAGCTATGACAGACAAGGAAGCGGACATCAGATTGGTTAAGGTTGCCGCTTGGTATGTGATAGAACGAGGCATGCCGGTATGTGTTGCACTTCAAATCCTTCAAACTGAACTCAATGATAAAAGACTATTTTGGGAATCTTCTCAACAGCTTATTAAGCTCATTCAAGATGGAGTCAGCATATAAGATCATCAGCATTGCCACAATCATTGTGCTCCTATTCTTGCTGCTCAAATCTTGCGGCGATGGGGTGCAGTCGGATTACCGCCTTAAGCACACGATATATGAAGATAGCATAGTGATTGCTTCGCAGCGGAAGATAATAGCAGAGAACAACTCTAATGCGGCAAAGCAGGCGCAACAGATTGCGGAGCTCGAAGTGAAAGTCAAGAACGCTGTTGAGGTGGTGAAGATTGAGACTAGGACAATCATCAAAACGCAGATTAAGTTAGGTGATACGGTGATGATTCAAGGTAAGCCTTACATCCAACTGCCAAAGCCATTCCTTAAGACCACCGAATGGTACACAATAGGCGGCATGATCAACCGCCTCGGGTGGTTGCAGATTGATTCACTCGTGATCCCGGCTAAGTTCACCTATGCAGTGGGTGATACCATGCGCACTGGCTTCGTGAATAGACTACTTAAGAAGAAGGACACAGTGGTCCGAATGAGAGTTGACAATCCTAATGTGCAAGTGGTCGGCCTTGAGAACATCTACATAAAGCAAGAGAAAAAGTGGCATCAAACAACCGCCTTTAAGGTAGGAGTTGGGGTGTTGATTGGCATAGGGATATCGGCAGCTGCAAAATAATTGCGTTGATTTTGAGCGAGTTAGGATAATTGCGTGTAAATAGTTTTGATTAATATTGCAACTATCAATATTAGGTTTACATTTGCCTATCAATCATTCACTAATAAATCATTCAGTCATGACATCAGAGCAATTAAAAAAGCGGCACATTGAAACTGCGATATGGTACTGGGAAGAAAAACTAAAAGGTACTAAATTTTGGTGGGACGAAAATGAGTACAGCGAAGAATGGATAATTTCACAAATAAAATACTTTAAAGAATTTTCACTTTAATCATTCACTCATATATCTATTCAATCATGAACACATTTTTCAAATCACACGACTCAACGCAGTTCTTCAACTACGACCACTTGTCTGGCATCATGCTAACCATCGTTCAAGATGGTTGCCATCAAGGTCTGTTCCAACGTTGCGACAAATCATCCTTGATCCTTGTTCGCCAATACTCAAAGGAGATGACACAAGGGCTCGATGAATCAGTTCGCACTTATCATCCATCAACAGTTGGCGAGTTCTTTAAAATGTACCAGAAGACACTGCACAATACTCAAGTATCATTCAATCAATTAATAACTCAATAAACTATGGCTTTAAAAGCACCCTCAGGGAATAACACCTCCCGCCAAATCGCACCGGAAGGAGCATTCTTGGCAAGATGTTACCAAATCGTTGATCTTGGAACAACGATGCAAACTGGTCAATTTCCAGGCAAAAAACGCAAAGTGCAATTCATCTTCGAGTTGCCGACTGAAACACATGTATTCGAGGAAGGCGGAGATGAGAAGCCGTTCTATGCTCGCAGCATCTATAACCTTAGCATGAACGAGAAGGCGGTGCTCCGCAGAGACATCGAATCATGGGCAGGCAAAAAGATGAGCAATGAGATCGCAGGCAACTTCGACATCTTCACGCTACTTGGAAAGCCTTGCATGGTTAACTTGACTCATGTGACTAAGGGCGACATGACCTATGCCAACATCATTGGAATATCTCCAGTGCCCAAAGGATTGGTTTGCCCTCCATCGTTCAACACTCCGCTTTGCTATAACACCGAAGAGCATGATGATGCAATCTTTGCTCAGCTGCCCGAGTTCATTCAAGATAAAATTAAGATGTCTGACGAGTGGATTGCGCGAGTAACTAAGCCAATACCAGTGGAGAAAGCGGCTGCAATGGTCGCTGAGCAAGAAGCAGAAGATGACGGTTTCCCGTTCTAAAATAACAAGGGCCGGTGGTAAGCCGGCCCTAATTAAAAACAATCACTAATACATACAATATGAACGCAGCTAATATAGATAATATCTCAGACTTCTACAAGTCTCTGAACTCCACCGAGGTGCTTCGTGCTCAGAGCATGATACAAAGTGCACCACAAGCCATCGAAGACAAGCTCACCTACGACATGAGCGCAGCCTCCATCAAAGCAGCTAACGATGCCATTAAGCACATTGAGACTAATCGCAAGATGGTTACTCTTCCACTCGATGCCTACAAGAAATCAGTCATGGATGTCGAGCGCGATGCCATCGCTCCGCTGAAAGCTTACATCGAGCAGCGCAAGGCAATGATGATAGACTACTCCAACGAGCTCGCCGTAAAGAAAGCAGTGGCAGATGCAAAGATTGCACAAGAAGCAGCCGATGCCCTTAAGTTAGCAGTCACAAGCGATGTCTCAGGCATCTTCGCCACATTTACCGATGCAACAACCTCAACAACGCTCGAGCTTGACCACACCAAGAACATACGCATCAGCAAAAAAGCGGAGATAGTTGGCGAGGTAGATTGGGCAACGGTGCTCTGGACACTTATGCAAGCAGAGATGTTCGACATTCAAGAGTTACTCCGCAAGCTTCCAAAAGCGATGGAGATCACAAACATCGCAGAGATTAAAGGCATTGAAATAATCGAAGTTAAAAACCAAGTAATCAGATGAACCCACTTGACAACATAGGCGCAGAGTTCGCCAACTTTAACCGCTACCTGGATGCCATTATTGATCCACGCGAATGCGATGATCAGAGCTTAACGGGGAAAGTAAAAGAAGCAATCGTTCAAGCCTACTCAAACGGCTATCATGACGGGCAGCAAGCAATGTTTAAAAGGCTGCCAAAGCCATCATCACAAGGAGGCGAAGAAGGAGGTCGCGAGTATTATGACTCGCTCTAATTGGACACTGCAAGAGACCGAGCTGCTGATTGAGTACTATCCGCATCGGTCGACTAAAGAGGTGGCATTCATCACTGGGAAATCAATCTCCCAGTGTTATGCCAAAGCCTTCGCACTGCAACTGCATAAGACTCCCGAGTATCTGGCTACAGCCGACAGCGGAAGACTCAAGCACTCCCGAGTAGAGTCGCAATTCAGCCAAGGTCACACACCTTGGAATAAGGGCATGAAAGGCCTTGACATCGGCGGCAAAGAAACGCAGTTCAAGAAGGGCCATGTGCCGCACAACCACAAGAGTGTTGCTTCAGAGCGAATCGATGAAGATGGCTACACCTACATAAAGATTGCTGATCCTCGCAAGTGGGTGCTTAAGCACAGGCACATCTACGAGCAGCACCACGGTAAGCTTGAGCCGCACATGATCGTTACATTTCGAGATAAAAATATATCAAATTTCGAGATAGAGAATCTGGAAGCAATCACGAAAGTGGAAAACATGCAACGCAATACGATCACTAAATATCCTCAACCAATTCAACAAGCAGTTAAAACCCTAAACAAATTATGGCACGCAATAAAATCGAAGACCTAAGAGATCACCTATTTGAAATCATCGAGATGCTTAAGGAAGGCGACATGGAGCTCGACAAAGCAAAAGCAATCGCAGACATCGCCCAGGTGATTGTCAACTCAGCAAAGGTTGAAGTAGACTTCATAAAGGTGGTACATGGCAACGG